CAACCTTAGGTTGTTCAACAGGTTTTCCTACACCTTTATCGATTAAAGCTTGAACAGCCTTCCAGTCGTAGCCTGCACTAGTTAAACGGTTAATACGGTCTTGACCGTTGCCCCATTTATTCTGCCAGACTTCGGCTGCGATTTCTTCGTTAGGTTTTAACTGTGGTGGATTGACCCACTCAACAACTCTTGTCGTATTCATCGTTTCAGTCCAGCCTGCATAGCTCACACCATAGATACGAGAGATATTATCAATCGTTGCATTTAGCTCGCCTTCAAAATAGTCGAAAAATGCTTTATGGCGATAAGGGCTAGACCAAACCTGAACCCAATTACCAGACCTCTTAGCGATAGCGACATGGCCATAATTGCCAGTTCCACCAGTCCACCAGATTGGTACAAAGCATCCATCTGGAAGATTACGGTCTTGGTGTTTCGTGTTGTTCCAGTTCCATGCAATTTGGGCAGATGCTGCGAACGGTGCTACATTAAATGTCCTCTGTGCGACAGCTAGACACCACAAGAACCAGTCTAATAGTGGTTTGCCTTGATAATAAACAACTAACTTCTTATCATCTAGGTTTGGGTAGATTGTTTGCTTCCAACTCATTTTACCTCCTCAACGATTGCGACGATGAATACGCCCATAGATAACAGGTAAATCACAATCGCAGGAAGCAATAATCCTGCCTGACCAATAATCAGCCAGAAGTTGATGTTCAAGATTAGGAAGCCACCCCAGAATAACGCCTTGAACCAGTCGATACTATTATTTTTTTTCTTCTTCATAGGTTTCTCCTCGTTAAAAAAGTGTATATGAGAAAAGGCAGATATTCACACATCGTTCTTTCCTCATAGTACACCTCTTTTGCTTATTGTTTACCCTGATTAAGCTTCAGTAATTTTTGCAATCTTCTTGCGAACACCGTTTTCATCGGCTGCGACGGTGAATTCTAACTCAACAGTAGTTTCATCAGAACGAGAAATGTTGTTTGGAACAGTCGTCACAAAGGCGTTCTCATAAAGGTGCCACTCACGAGTGCCGTCTTTCTTGCGGAACGGGGCAAGGATGGAGACATTGAATTCACGGAATTCGTTAGTCACTTCCCAAACTTCAGCGGTGACCTTCTTGCGGTAGATGATGTTTAGTTCTTGACCAATCCAGTCTTTGCCAACCAAGATAAGACCGAGTGATTTATTGCCAAGATAGTCTGAAGTCAGTACTTGGAATTTGTCAGAGTCGGTAGTAGCGTTGATAGTTGGGATTGGGCTGTTTACACGGACGAGGTCACGAGAATTACCAGCACAACCTGGGGTCTGAATATAGACATAACCACAGTCGCTTTCGACCATATCAGAGAGCTGGATGAAGCCGTAGCTATCGAGTTCAGGGTTGATAGTCTTAGCATTACCAACAGTACGGGTGACGATGTTGAGAACACCGAATTCAGTATCATCAGTCTTACGAAGAGTTGGGTTGATGTATTTGAGGTTCTCAGACCATTTGTTGGCAGTCAAGTTAAAGGTGATAGAACCAGATTGTGGGTCATATTCAGAAGTAGAACAAGCACCTTCAATCACATCGAACGATTGGCTGTCGCCAAAGGTATCAAGACATGAGAGCAAGATAGTGCGGTTAAGTTCGAGGTCTTCAATGCTCTCGTAGAAAGCAATAGAAGAGACACCAACATAATCACCGACCTTGATATTAGTGCCGTCGATAACGAAGCGAGCCTTAACACCGATAGTTGATGGAGTCCAACCAGTACCAGTTTCAGTAGGAGCCTTTGAAAGGTCGAACTGGACAGGGTAGAGGTATGAACCATTACCACCCTTAGTAGCGTGGACAGTCTTTGAAAGAGCATCAAAGTTAGCCCAACCACCTTCTGCGTAGTCAGTTAAGTTAATAGTCACCTTATGGTCACCATCTGGGAGCAAGACATAAGCAGTGATGATGCCAGTTGCGTAGAGGGTAGTATCAAAGGTCTTTTTGAAGTCACCGATAGTGACAGCAGCCTTAGCTACAACAGCACCTTGGTAAGTACCAGTATTGTAGCAGGTATTCTTGCTACAGCCGAAAGCATCAACAGGGGTGTTGGCTGCGTTGTAGAAAGCACCTTTAAGGTTAGCATTAGATGCTGCGGTATTGTTGCGAGTGTCAATCTTTGCACATGAAGCGAGAGAGTCAAGTACAGAGATGGCAATCATGTCATCGTTCTTCAACTTACCCATTTGGTCTTGTCGAATTACGAAGCCTTTTGAGTCACATTTAGCCATGTTTTTCGTTTTTCCTTTATGTTAATAATTATTATTCTTGGTTTGCGATTGAAGCTGACAAACGGTCAAAGCCTCGTTGCATTTTTGGGGTAAGATTGCCAGCGTCTTGGACAGCTTTTAATCTGCGAGCGACAACAGCGTTGGTTGCCTTATGTTCGGTGGCTACTTGCGCTTCCTTCTGGGTAGCAGTAGTCTCGGTGGTTACATTTTCCGCCATATAAGAGAACTCCTTATTGTTTAATCTTCTGGGATTAAAAGGTGTCGATACTAGTCTTATGCTAACACAGTTCTTGAGAATATTTTTTAGAGTGGGTATAATAAGTATAAAAGGAAAAGGTAAACGCTTTAATCATGGTTGTAGAACGAACACGAGACGAGATATTAGCTCACGAAAACGACAAAGAATATATGGCTAACCGTGTTGATTGGGTCAAGGGCAAAATCTTAGATGTCTCAGACTATCGTAAAATCTCAGTTGACTCAAATGAAGAGTTGATGATACTTGCAAAAATTGGACAGCTTATGGCAGATGAAGTCGTACCTGGGGCGAAGTTATTTTTCACTCAGGCAGTACTTGTTGGGGCTGCGATGCTTAGTCGAGAATTGGCAGACAAATTTGGATTAGACTTTGAGAAATACCGGTCTGTTTTGATGGTCACCCCAACTCGTTATGGCAAGCTCTGTCATGACGATACCCCAGTACTCACTACAAAAGGCTGGAAGAAGCATGGGGATTTAGAACCTGGGGATGTCGTATTCCACCCCTCTGGCAAGCCAGCCGTGGTTGTTAGTAAGACCCCTAAAATGGATGTTAATTACAAGGTGGTATTTGACAATGGTGAAGAGATTTATACCCATGCTAACCATGAGTGGCAAGTTTATCTAGAAAAATCAAAGGTACCTCGTATCGTAGAGACTAGAGAATTAGATGGAGTAAAGAAGAACGCTTATTTTGTCGACACCACTGAACCTTGTAAGTTCATCACAAACGACCAGCCTTTTGACCCGTATCTATTCGGATGTTGGTTGGGGGGAGATAATATAATCGACGACGGCAAGAAGATGGCTAAAGCATACGGTGGCTATAACAGTAAGCATATTCCAGATGTTTATAAATACGCTTCAACGATAGAACAGAAATTATTATTAGCTGGGCTGATTGACACCGTGGGTAGAGTAGACGGACATGGGGTTATCACAGTTAAGGTGTCGCCAGAAAGAGTCGCTAACGACCTCTCAGACATCTTGACTGTAATGGGTATAGACCATAGTAATGTCAAACCTACCATTTTTGGACGGAAGACGCATTATAAGATTAGCTTTTCATTACCATATAACATCCCTACTTTTCGTTTTAGGCGGTTCCAGACCGTCCCTAGAAAAAGGATTGGCATTGTTAAAGTAGAGAAGGTTGAAAATGCAGGACAAGGCAATTGTATTATGGTCGACTCACCAGACGGTATGTACCTTGTCGGTAAGAGTTTAATCCCAACGCATAATTCATTTCTTAATGCGTTCATTGCCATTGCTAACGCTGCTTTAGGTGGAAAGGAAGTGCGTATTGGTGGTGCGACCAGAGATAAAGCAGGGCTTATTCAGGAAAAGATAGTAAGTCTACTTCCTACTGCCTCTAAAGAAATCCAAGATGGTTTAGTGATTACAGATGACGACGGTGATGTGAATAAAAAAGTCCAGCGTCTTGCTACACAAGCCTCAAAGGAAGCCTTGGCATGGAAATCAGGTGGGTCGATTAAATTGTTCTCGACCAATGAAACGAAAAAGAGTGCAGATATCGCTGCTGCTGGTGCGGTCGGTGTCGGTGGTGATGTAGTGTTGCTAGACGAAATTCAGATTATGTCACCAGTAGGGTTTCGTACTGCTTCTCGTTTCTTCATGGAAAATAACGATACTAAGCGTTTCTGTGTCGGCAACCCACAGATTAACGGACATTTCAGAGACCTTTATGATGACCCTACCACATTTGTTGTCCATATGAACGACTCTTCTGCAATTATTGAAGGGCGTATGACAAGACGGCAAATGGAACTTACTGGTATGCCGACATATTCTAATGAGTATAGAAGCTTCGTTTTGACCGAATTTCCGCCGTCCAATGCAGGCAATCGTTTCTTTACTACTCTTCCGTCAGTTTATGATAAAACTGCTTTTCCTACCCCATCACAGAAAATATCATTTATGGGCATCGACTCTGCGTATAAAGGCGCAGACTCTCTCATTGTTACAATCGTCACCCTTAATATTTCGCCAGAGCGTATTTGGGTGTCGCTTGACTACCAAGAAGATATGAAGACCCGCTACCCAGTCTGGGATGATACAATGACGACCCTTAATATCTGTTTAGATGTATTGAAATTAGTTGAAAGATATGGAATAGAGAGAGTCTCAATCGATATTGGTATGGGCGTTCAGCTATATGAGACATTACTAAGACTTTCCCCTGACTTAGACATCGAGCCAGTAGCTTTCGGTTCATTACCAACCGAGTGGCGAGCTGAAACGGATTTTAATGCGAAGTGGGCATTAAATAAGCGTGCTGAGATGCACCTAGATTTGAAAGAACTCTGTGAGTCTCAGATGATGTTTATTGCCCCAGAGTATTATGATGATTTGATTAAACAAATTCGAGAAGTAGGTAATTCAGAGCAAGGGCAGAAGATTAAGATTGAAGCGAAGAAAGAGATAAAACGCCGCCTAGGACAGTCCCCAGATGCGCTAGACTCATTATGTCTAGCTGTTAGGTCATTGGTTTTGTCAGGTATTTTGAGGGGCGAAAATGACGCTAGTGTAGATGATATGGTGCAGGTCTATGGTGGACAATAATCCCGAAGTTCCTGAGTTCATGGAGGGAGCGAAAATCTATATTAACCCTACACTATCTTTATATTTTCCACATCTGTCTAAAGAAGAGTTCAGTAAGAAACAGGCTATGTTAGGTAAGAGAAAAACCAAGCCAAGCTGGCCTAAAGGTAAGCCTCGCCCGAACTCTTCAATCGCTGCTAAGAGGCAATGGGCAGACCCAGAGAAGAGGAAAAATCTTGAAGAGGGGATAAGAAACGCTCGCCCACCTGTTTATACAAAGGAGATAGACCGCACCGCTGTAAGAAAAATGGCTATTGAGCGTAATACTAAGAGACAAAAGTGCGTCAAAATGATGAAAAAGTACGGTCTTGATGTACCTCAATTTAGCCATATGTCTGATGGCGCATTAAATGCATTGTATGAAGATTTATGTCAGTGGGCAATTTAACCAGAGCGTAAAAAAAGCGATAAAGGGTGGGCACCTATCGCTTTTCTTGTGTTTATAATATTACAAATCCCCCTGTATTGCAAGGGGGATTTTGTAATTGTGTGTTTTTCTTACTCTTAGCTAGCTAATTAGACTAACTTTGGGTTGAGGGTTGCCTTTGGGTAAAGCTGACCAACGACACCAGAGTTGACATAATTATCAAGACCGCTGAGGACGAGGCTGTCACAGATAGAAGCAAGCTTAACATTGTTGATTAAGATTAAGCCGTTCCAGTCAGTGACGACAGTCGAACCAGCAAGGTGCATAGATACACAGTGGCCACCACAGTCGTCTTGAGAGTCGATACGCTTGATGTATGGGCCTGTTGGGGTGTAAACAGTCTTAATACCGACCTTGCTTGGGTCAATCAACCAGACTGAGGTAGTGTTGTCAGAAAGGTCGACATCGACGAAACGAGAAGCTACGATTGGCATACCACGGTAAGAAACGGTGTTTCCTACGAGCTTCCAGTCAGAGAACGGGTCAGCTTTGAGGTAAGTGCGAACTTCTTGGCGAAGAGTTGGCATTAAGATTGGATTGATAGCGATAACATAGCCACCAAGTTCACGACCCATAGCCATCAAACGACAGTCAGCCATCATGATAGACTCTAAGACACCAGCTGAACCGTCAATCTTGAGGGTACGAGCATCAGCAAGACGAGACAACAGACCGTTAAATGGACGGAGAGCATCACCGTTAGTCTGAGTGGTACCTAAGATGAGGTTGCGGTCAAAGATGAACTTGGCATAACGAGCTACGAATTTAGCACGCTTGGCTGCGAAAGACTTGCCGTACTCAGTAAATGGGTCACGAGTGTCTTGTGATTTCTGGAAGACAGCGCTTTCAAGCATTTCATCGAGTGAAGAGCTGACGCAGTCTTTCACACAGAGTTCGTGTAGGTCAAGCTTGTAGCGTGAGCCTTCAAGACTTGGGGTACCAACACAACAAGTGCTACCAGCATCGTCTTTACCGACTAGAGTGTCGTTAATGACAAATGGGGTCTGGAAGTAATATTTTTCACGACCAGTTTTACATGGGTCGATGAGGATTTCAGTCTCATTTGCAACACCGTTGTTAAGAAGACGGGCTACAAGTGGGTCTGAACCATCGTTAGCGTGGCTAATGACAGATTTTGAGTTATCTGGCTGAATACCTTTAGTGACAGCACCGATAGCGTTAGTTGACGCTGCAAGTTGCATTGCTTCATCGGTGGTAATGGCATTCTTGCCAGAGAAGATTTCATTTGGGTTCATTTGGCTTATTGCTCCTTATTGAGTTCAGCAAATGCAGCTGTATAGGCATCTACTTCCTCAGTTTTATTTTTCTCTTCTTCAGGTGTCGTTTTGCCACCCTCATCAGCCGTTGGGGCATCAGAAGCAGCCATAGCGAGAATACTGGTTAAGCGTTCTTCGGTGGCAAATGCTTTTTCTGCCTTTAAGGTGAGTTGGGCTTTCAAATCGGCATTTTCTTCTTTCAAAGAAGCGTTTTCAGCTTTGAGGTTTTTGATTTCTGCTTCGATTGCAGAGAGTTTGTCCTCTTCTTCAGAAACAGCTTCTTCTTTTACCTCTTGTTCTGCCTCTTCGGCTGGTTCGGCTGGTTCAACCTCAGTAGCTTCGACAGCTGGCGTTTCCACAGCTTCAGTCTCAGCGACCTCAGTAGTAACCTCAACATCTGGGCCTGCAGATGCGTCGACCTGTTCGAGGGCAGGGGCTTTGAGTTCTTCATTTTTCTTCATAGAAAACTCTTTTTCCTTGATTAGGTTAATATCGGTTGAACCTGCATTTTCCAGCAAACCGTCTTTGTAGGAATTTGCAGATTTAGGGGCTAAACAAACAGCGTAGCCTTCAATCTTAAGGTCGTCAATGAGAGGGACAAGGTATTTACCTTGGGACTCATCGCCAGTCACTTTTTCAGCGGTGGCGTATTCATCAGCATTAACGAACATTTCGACTGATAAGGCAGTACGGTTGTTCATTTTTAACAAATCTTTGACGGCGTATAGTTCTTGGTCGAGTTTTACATTGACATCGATTGCGTATCGACCATCTTCAAGTTCAACTAAGCGTAAATCTTTCTTAGTGAACAATCCGAGGTCAATAGACCTATTGTGGTCTTTATCAATTGTGCCGACAAAGTCATCAGTTAAGCTTTCGTACCATTTCTTCAACACTCCTTTGCGAATAACGGCATAAGCCATTGGTTCGCCAGTAAAGAAGCCGTTGTCCACCACCACACCTTCGTCGATTAAGCGACACCAGTTTTCACCTTCTGTTTTAAGAGATGATGAAAAGTTGGCACCCTCAAGACTGAATTGTCTTGGAAGTGGTTCACTAGTCCCCACTTCATAACGACATTTTTTGTCCCATTTAGACTTAATCTTCTGTCTCATGGTAGTGTTTTCTTTGGCACGAGAAGCTGTTGTCCCAGACGGAAGTGTCATTTTATTTTTCCTCCAAAATCTTAAATGGGTTGTATAACGCATAAGGCTTCGCACCAGAACAGGAAGCACATTTAGTCACGGTGTAATCTACACCATTGGTTTCTAAGGTTTGTTTCAAATCACTTGTTAAGAGTGACTTTTGTCTGACATCACCAATCTCGCCTTTGATTAGACGAATAAGGGTGTCATCCACAGCCTCATAAACCTCACCTGGCATAAATGTCACACGAGAATTAACAACACTATTGCCATCAGCAGATGTCTTATAAATCATGCGAGGGATTGCTCCTTCGATAAAGTCATGTAGCTTAAATAGCATATGTGTTGTATCGTCCTTCCAGTTCTTATTTAGTTGCGTTTTTGATGAGGTTGCGTAGATACTCTTGAGTTTCATTTGAGGTAGTCGCTGGGGCTTCCTCAATCATTTCATCGACGCTTTTTGCCATTTCGATATGTTCCTCAACAGCGTTTTCGACTTCTTGAATTACCTCTTCGGTATTTTCAACAGTGTCTTCAATAGGGGTAGGGGTTTTAACTTCTTCTTCTTTAGCCATGATAGTTAATTCTCCCTATTAAGCACACTTGTTAAGTTCTTCGTCAGCCTTGATTTTGTCGGTTTCAGCTGGAGCTGCATCACCTGCGGTGACAGTAGCAACAAGACAAAATGTGCAAGAGTTGCCGTTGACCTTGTAGTAATTGGTCTGTTTCTTGTTGACGCTATCGGTGAAGTGGATTAAGTCACCATTGTCATCAAGTTGGCGCTGGATAGCGTAAGCACGAGCTCCCGTAAAGGTCACATCGCCGCCTTCTACTTTCAGCACTAGAGTCTTTGTATAGACTTTCTCTGCCATATTATTACCTTTCGTTGTTGTTAATATTACTAGCTAAGAGGGGTCGATACTACTAGGCACATCATAGCACAGATTATTTTGTTTTATTTTTTTCTGTGCCAAAGATAATATGGTCTGACCAGTCTTTTCTGTCCGTCCATAGCCTACCTTTTTCACCAATTTTTCGACCAATCGCCCAAACAGCGGTAGAGAATAAGGTGTTTCCCTTATCGTCATATCGTCTGCGAATAACATATTGGGTACGGCATTTGCCACACTCAATAATCTGGGTTTGGTCACCAGTGCCTTCGCCGACAACAGTAAAGCATGGGTTTTTGCAGATAGAAATCTTGCCTTCTTTATTCATATAAGCAGATTGACAAATCATGCGACGAGTCTTCTGTTTATATTTACCAAAGTCCATTTCGCCGTCCACGATTTTAAGAGGATGAATATGGAACTTACCATTTTCAGTTCGTGCCAAGGCTTCATCGTCCATAGGGACATTAGGGGCGGAAGTCATTATTTGTCCTTCTTTGGTTCTTCTTGTGCATCTTCTGGTTCGTCAGTCAAGCCTTCACCACTATTCTTTTCCTTACTGGTCAAGACCTTTTCTAGGCTATCGCCGTCGATATTGGTGTCTTTTACAGTATCATTTTCAATTAAATGAATAAGATGAAGAGCAGATGCACCATCGAGAGACGAGGTCATGGTTGAATAGGCGAACTTATCTTCGACTAGCTCAGCACGCACGAATCGCCAATCGTGAAGTGAGGTATTGTAGTGAAAACGGTAAACCTTTACCTGTGGGGTCAAAGTAGTGTTTTCAAAAGCTTGGATTACAGCACCACCAAATGCGAATAGAATATCGGTACCTGGGCGAAGACCAAGCGTGCCAGCTGGCACAGTCTGTTTTGCATAACGGTTAGCAGTTAAGCGACGAGGGTCGATGACCTTTGGTTGAGTACGAGCAATACTTTTGAGTGTACCGTTTGGGTTAAACTCAATCGCACCTTCACCGATTTGTTCTTCCATGTAGCCATCACGACCTACTTCGTTAAGCTTAGACATAGCTTCTTGTCTAGCACGGATTTTGTTGTAGTTCTCTGGGTCGTAAACATTTACAGTTCCAGAGATTGGTTCTGCTTTATCAGCATCACTTAATATTTTTTGTAGTACTTCTGGGCGAATTGCCATAAAGATATATTTCCTTGTTTAGATGTCGTATACCGCTATCATACCATAAAAGGTTTATCTTTTAATCAGTTTTGTAAAAGACCTGTCAAGTCGGTCTGTAAATTGACCTGGGCCAGTAGAACTCACTACATCTGTGATTAGTTTTTTCTCACCGTTAGGGTAAACTATCACACCGATAATCGGGCGAGGCAGTTGGATTGTGCTTTCTAACGATTGAAACACTCCATCACGAGTACCAACTGAAACATAATATGATAAGACAGCATTTGGACGATAATTCGACAGACTATCTTCTGCATTAGCTTCAATAGCAGCTGAGTCTGTTAGTAGGCGTATTTTTTTACCGTCAAGGAGTAATGTCGCATTTTTAATGATTGAATTAGATGCGTAAACAGATGAGAGTTTTAAGTGGAATTTAATTTTATTTCTTCTAAGTTCATCAAAGCTATAAGTGAACTCTTCAATTATCGGTGGCCTATCACTTGTGATGTATCGATAAGTAGATGTTGCAGAGAATTGCTCTTTTGAGTTCTTTGTCCTAGACTCAACAAAAATGGTTGAACCAAATGGCAAATCAGGAATAGTAAAACTCTGTGATTGTAGGTTAGGGGTTAAATTCCCCCACTCAGACCAATGTGACCCGTAATCAGAAGAATATCGATATTGTGGGGTCAATTCTAACGCTTCGCCACCTAGCGACAAAATCGTAGCAGTTAAGGTCGTTGTCACCTTATTATTCACTAGTTCATTATTGGTGAATTTGACTTCCGTTGTTTCTGGTAGGGTAATAACTTCCTGATACCCAGCAGAGTTTGACCAACCATCGCCACTCTGAGCGTTAAACTTAGTAGCCGGGCTATAGGCATAAACACCTAGATAATACTTCGTATTTGATGTGATTGTAAAATCTGGATTACCAATTTTTCCAGAATTAAAATTACTGAGAGTTAAGGCGGTAGTCTTATTTGGCACATTAACCTTCGTAGAAACAATGATACGAGGGTTAGCCCCGTATAGTCCAGTATTCTTCTTCGTCACCCCCATTTCAAGCGTAGTGAAATCTTCAGCAGGTGAGCCTAAATCTGCGATTTCAACAGTGCCCTTAATCGTATCTTTTGCGACGATAACATCTTTGACTTTCACCCCAGATAGAGGTTTATAGGCAACAAAGTTAGTGGTTTTGACTTCTGACTCTTGGTTTTGATAAATTTGTCTAGCTCTGAATTCAACTTGTTTACCAGCTGGAAACCTCACCTCAAATTGTTGTTTTTCCCATGGTTTTTTGGCGGTAGGAAGTGCAGTCCACTCAGTAGGGGTGCCGTCTTTCACCGTATATGAATATTCAGTCGTGACATTTGCATCGTAGTTTTTAGTTTTGTCCCCACCAGTAATCGCAACCGTGACAGCAGTTTCAGTCAAAGACACTCTTGATTGTTTGACAACCTCAATAGTGTCAATCGGTGCAGGTGGGGTATGGAAGACCTCACTAGAAACATAACTAGCGTTTCCAGTGTGTGCGTTATCTGTGTAGCAAGCTAGCTTAAAATCTAGACAACCCTTTATTTCAATCTGACCACCTCGTCTAACCAGCAAGTATGAATTAGCAGGGAAAGTAAAGGTCGTCGACAATTCTCGGGTGACAGTTTTTAGCCCCATACCAGTGCGAGAAGTATCGCCAAGGTTCTGTAATGTCGAATTCTTATCAGCAATAAAGCCTTCATGCCATGGGGTGCCAGCACCTGTTTGCCCCCAGCTAGAGACAGAGGTTCTCATCACCACCTCGTTCCACTTGGTAGAAATAAGAGCCGCATATGGATTTTGAGGGGTAGTAGGGACAGTATTTATTGTCACAGTTCTAGACCACGAGCCTTCAAAGTCATTACGATACCCTCGCCCAGCAGTAAATGTGACGGTTCTTTCCCCATTTGCACAGGCCTTATAAAAATTTGTTGTATAAACATCACCGACTTGTATTCCACTTCTGACCCAGTTCTGGAAGGCCGTATCTTGGAAGACCTGACCGTCAATAGTCATTGTTGGGACAGGGAAATTTTGGTCAGAATACGAAAATGAGCCACCAGACCTATGGCGGTAATGCATCTGAGCAGTGATGCCAGAGCCATTGACATTAACGATTAGTTCACAGATAAATTGTCCGTTTGCCATATTTTATATCTCCTCCGTAATAAAGTAGATTGTCTTTGAGGTAGGGTCGGCAGCCCGTGGGGCTGGTTGGGTGACTGAACCATCAATATTGCGATTAAGTATTTCGTACTTTATCTTCCTTTTATTATCTAATCTCGATACGAAATTGGATTTTAGATATTCAGACAAGTCGTCATACGCATCTGAGACAGAAGCGTCCAATTGGTTCCATGTATTACCATACCAGTACCACCCAGAGCCAGCAGACACTTTGACAACATTAGCACCGGCGTTAAAAGACTGATAGTTCGTAGCGTTATTAACATGAACCATATCAAAATCATGTAAAGCTTGGGTCTTACCCTTTACCCAGTTTTTACCATCGTAAGTATATTCAACATCTCTAGCAAGTGCTGTGTCACCCTTGATAAATACATCCTTACTACTAGCTAAGTTATCAATCGAGTAGACTAGGTAATCGTAGGTTTTGAAGTACTTATAAAGTGGCTGGATTGCTTCTTGCAATTTATCATAAATCGCACCACCAGTTACGAGAGGGTTGGTAGCTTTATCATTGAAGTTCTTTGCAGGCGTAATCCATTTTCCACCGATAAAGACCTTTCCAGCCCCACCTTGTTTATAGATGTTAAAGTCATCGTTAAGACCGCTACAAATTAAACAGTTAATCGCAGTATAGAAGCGATAAATACGAGAGAGCATTGAGAAGAGGGTAGGGTCTTCTGGGTCACCATCACAAGCCAGTTTATGCTCATCGTTAGTGTAGATTTCTCTTTCATCTTCCTTAATCGCATTCCACTCTTCACAGATGAGTTCAGCAAGATTAGATAGACTCTGGCATAACACATTGTTAATTAGCAATGGGCCGTTATATGGGGTATCATCTGGTGTTTTGATAGACACCGTGAGACAGGTTTCACCAGTTTCGCCTCTCAATCCATCACCAACAGAGTAAGCTCTCACACAGACATATGAGCCGTAAGCAACACAAGACAGTCTTGCGATAAGCTCTGTGATATTTAAGAACTCACTCCACTCGCCGTTGTTTACATGGTATGAATAGCGATGCTTAACTGTGCTAAATCGGTTCCCATCTGGCTGAGTAAATGGGAAATTAACATTTATACAACTACCTGTGTCTGTTTGGGTCGGGGTAGAGAAGATAGGGGCGTTAATCGGGGTTGGGGTGAAGAAGGTAATTTGTTTGTTGATAGGCGAACACACGCCATCTTTTGATGAGTAGGATTGGACAATCACTTCTTTTGAGGTATCAAGTTTAGGGATTGTTAATACCCCATCTTTGCCAAGTTCAATCCACTTTGCGTCATTAAGGGTTGCCATAACAGATGGATTAGCAACAACCTCACCTTTCTCAAGTTGGAAGCGTTGAGTATCGTTAATCACCGTACCAGCTGGGGCTTGAAGGAAGACATAAGCAGACTTATACGGCACATTTGTGGTAAAAGTCGTAGACATATTGTTCTGATAAATAGCCACATCTTTCGGGCCTGAGTCGCCTTGTAGCTTCAATATGACATTATAGCCGACAGGTGGGTGGTCGATAGAAAAGGTATAAGTACCTGGGTAAAGAATAGGGGTGAAGTTCGATGAAGATATGATATTTGCCCAGCCAGTATTACCCATAACACCACTAAACGACCATGTTTTATCACCATTTCTTGAAGATGAGATACCGTTGTTATTCCTGTTATTACCAGCTACATCATAGATATTCTTATTATGTAGAGTAATCTTATATTTTGCAGTAGACAGAGTAATCTTGTTCATGAGATTATCAAACGCAAATCCTGGGTGTGATAAGTATGGGAAATAAACCCCAGTCTCTGTCTTATCGACAACAAAAGTGGTGCTCTTCTCCCAGCTAAGAATAGAAGCGAGCGTGTGATTGCCACCAGTATTTGAGTCGGCATTTAGCTTGAAGTCGCCAGTTGCAGTTCGCTCTAAACGATACAATCCTGGGGCGAGGCTAATTTGTTGAATATTGAGAGTTGTCCAGCTTGTAGACATAGTGCCGTTGCTCTTGATATAACCACCACTTTCCTTCGTGTGGGTCACACCGACTGAAGTGCTAGTATCATTAAAAGATAATGCTATTGGGGTCACAGGGTAAGAGTCTAAGAATTGTAACCCTTCAACCTTCTGTGGTGATTGTGGGCGAGGAGAAGTAAGAGGGGTCAAATACGGTGAGTATTCAGGTAGGTTATTCTCGTTAAAAGTACCATAGTAAAGTCCAAAGTTACCAAATAAAGGAAGCGTGGCAGTATTATCATCTTGCCTACCACACATAATTGACATAGTATACCTGTCATATTTCGTAAAGTCGGCGGTAAAGTTATGGATTTTAGAGGTTTTATTGCCAATTACATCAGAACCGCTGCCGTCTTTCTTACGAGCAGAAATCTCAACATAGAACTTAGTATTTGGGTTGTTATATTGAGCAATCGTATATGCTCTGTTGTCCATTAAAATCCCTGTAATGTCTCGACCGGCAAGTTGCACCCAGTCCCTATCTGGTGTACCAGAAAGCCTCAATACACCATCTATATTGGCTAAGGTCAGACCATTTTTATTTACAGGCAGTCCAGAGAACTCATCGAACATATTTCTATACCCAGCAAGAATACCATCGCCGATAAATGGTTCGTCAGTAATTTCTTCACCAAATGATAATTTAGGCGTGAAAGCACCAAGGTCGATATTTGTACCAACAGCGTCACTAAGACTAATATGGGTAGTTCTAAACGGTCGGTCAGCGGTAAAGGTCACTTTGGTCTGACCAGCATTTAAGTTGACATTAAGATACCCACCACCGACAACATAATTACCTGCAACGGTCAGGGCGTGGTTCAATCCCCTATCGACAGAAAAAGTATATTTACCAGCAGGGAATAAAGCGTTGTCGTAAAAAGCAGATATTGTAGTCCAACCAGCCGTCATTGTACCTTTGGCTTCTGTAATACGACCATTAGCATTAGTCTTTACCGAAATACCATTAGTGACATAGTTTTTATCGAATTTAACAAGGTTTTTGCCTTCATATCTATTCTGAGACACCTCACCAATCACAGGTTGTAAATCAGTATATTCAGCTGCCCCTAAATCGGTAATCACAGGGTCTTTCATTTCGTAATAGGCAGTTACAGGCGTGCCTTTAACTTTCTCAGCTTTTAGCCAGTTCTTGAAAGAAGTAACATCGGTAATGCCTAGGTTAAGGGCATCTGGAGCGGTAAACCAAAAACCCATAGTATTAGAATACTTAGGGAAATTGTTATGACCGCCATAGATAGCTACACCAGTTTTATTTTCCCTTGTCGCATAGACAGCATCTTCGTTGATTGCATTAAGATGTGAACAGATAATATTAGCTACAGAGTCTTGTTGAACAAAGATTCTCTCTTCAGTCGAATTTTTATACTTAAAACCGATAGTGCCAGCCTTAGTGATGTAATATTGGGTAATACTGTTTTCTTCACCAGTAAGTTCAAGCTTCCCGACCCTTTTCACGAGTTTAACTCGTCCACCTTCGACCTTCACTTCGTCATAGACATTATCAGTCAGTTTATATAGACCTTCACCTTCTGGTAAAGCAACAGACTGTTCATGATAATCAACGATATTATTATTAACCGCTGTGCCCTCACTTATCGTCAGTTTGAAGCGAGTGTTATTAAAAGTATATGGGTGGCTGATTTTCTCACCACTAAATGAAAAATAAAGAGAGATATTTTTTATATCACCATCTGGAATATAGGCAGTATAAAGCTTGCCAGCAGGGATATAAAACTCTTTCGGGGTAAGGTTGCCAAGCGTAAGGGAGTTATATGAAAATCTACCACGAAGTCCCACTAAAAATGGGGCATCTAGCAAAAAGGTATATTGTTTGCCTTTCTTTAATTCAATTGGCGAGTCGATAGTCAAGTTTTCACCCCAACCATTATTTGTTGTGCCATTAACAACAATACTGCCATCTGGCTGTACATTAGCTTCAAACGAACCTTCCTTAGGTCGTTGAAGTGGAACAAACAGGCTTTTGCCTTTATACCCATAACGAGCGTAGTTTTTCACACTAGTATCAGGGTTGGTCAACTTCACCGTAGCATGGACGGTCGTTTCATCAGGGTTAGCTTCTTGTGAGATTAGCTTAATATCTGAAGCAACTGGACGGGTAGTGGTTGTAAAGGTTAGCTTTTTGTGGTCAGATTCTTTACCATCACCAAGAGAATAAGCCTCGACCTCGACAGAGGTATTAGGCATAAGGTTCGGGATTGTCAATTCAGCCGTCTCAGTTGAGGCAAGCTTAAAATATTCACCGAACTGGCCATCAGAGGTTTTATATCTTACAAAAATAGATGAAGCCCTATAATCATTAAACCCAGTCTGTTTGACACTCACCACCGCAGTTGAAGTTTCACAGTTAGATGAAGATTGTTGTTTAAGTGACAACACAGGGGCTTTTGGTTTACCAATCAGCGTGTTTCTAAATTGGGTACCAATCCACATTTCATCAACATAGATAGACGGCAGAGCATCGTTTTCATGGCCTTCAAAGAAGTTTTTATAGTAAATCGTACCTTTACCAGCTTCCTCTCCTGGGGCAAGGGTAAAAGTACGCTCAGCGAGCTTAACCTTATTATTCTCATTTAGATAAGTGATGTTGGCATTTGGTGAGCCATTGGCAGTCCAAGCTAAAGCCCCGCCTTTATCTGGAAACGCTTTCATCACACGAGTGGCAGTACCTGGGAAGCCGATAATATTTCCACGAGAGACTTCTATTAAATAGGTTGTGACCTTAACCGTAATTGAGTTATCAGCTTGATTGATGGTAGATGTCCACTCATCTCTCACCTTCACATAAACACGAGAAGAGTTGTTGTTATTTCCACTATCTGAGTCGGTGTAGTAATAAACACTAGACATCGATGAATTAAGCGGTGTTGGTGTCCAAGACTCTAGCCCAGCACCAGTAACGCCAACATACTCACCTCGATAGCCACCAGAGATAATCTGGGTCAGGTTTTTGATTTGTAGTCCTCTATACATATTCTTAGATTACCTTTCTACCAAGATATTAGTTGTTAGTTTATTACATACATCATCATCTATCGGGGGAACCGCCTCGCTAGGGTGAATAACAGGGATGGTCTTAAATTCGCCGCCTTTCCAATCAGTTAAATATCGGTCTGGCTGGTTCAAAATTGCACGATAATAATAGGTCGTATTTGGTTTTAATTTCGCATCAGGGAAGTTGAAATAAGTTGTGCCATCAGCACTTCGTCTAGCCTTGGCGTAGAGATTGATTGGGGCAGTAAAATTACTATCGGCTGCGATTTGTAGAAACACGGTATGTTCATCGTTGTCGTTAGATGGAATATTCCCCATAGTGAGTCTAAGTCCTGCGTTAGCTTGGTAGAGACAAATATCAGGGGTCTGGACAATTTTATTCAAAGTAGGTGGATTTAGCCTACGAGGCAATGTGTTCTTGAAGTTCATGCCCATGAAAAACTCATCTACATATATAGACGGTGGTGGAGTGCCTTCATGACCAGCGACCACATTTCGGTAGTAAATCGAGCCAGTAGACGACTCAGTCATTTGGCCTGGGGTGCCCTCAGGGTAGAGATGCCAGACCTTTCGTCCGATAGATAGATTACCAGAGAAGATTGTGGTCACAGCATTAGTAGTCGTGCGTGGCCATTGATGTAGCCATGGGCCTACGGTGTTCTGTCTGACCATGATAGAGCGTGGCACAGGGCCGGCATAGCCTCGCCTATCGCCCCTCTCAATGCCTAGCAAATACGAGTCGACGGTGATTGTGTATGAATTGTCAGGTTCTAATACAGATGTCCACTTATCTAAAATAGTGACAGTCACTCTCGTTGACCTGTGGTTAAGGCCATAATCAGAGTCACGATAGTGGTATGACGAAACGACTGAACCATTTAGAGGCACATCAGTCCAATCAGCGTATTGACGGCTCGCCCCATATTCCTCACCGTGATAGCCACCAGAAATGATATTGGTGTAAGCCTTAATGGCAAGACCAGTACTCATTTTAGTAGTCTTCCTCCGTGATTAAGACAATGGTTGTCTTACCAGCAGTTGGGGAAACAGCCTTAGCTTCAGCTAATGTATTTTTCGTCATCATGATGTATTGGTTCTCATCCCCAGAAGACACAGCAACATTTAGCATCGACTTAATCGTGTCAATATCTCTTTGGACATTACCAAGGTTTGTATCTAAGACATTCCATGTAGCAACGGATTTAGTAGGGTCGAAGAAGAAGTAGATTTCTTTATCAGCATACGCACCTCTGTTAATATGCGTAATAGCAAAGTTCTCAGGGGTTTTGAGGGTTTCTCTTTTCTTCCACTCCCTAGTCGCACCATCATAAACATAGACCTCAGTTGGTAAGATTAAAGCAGTGTTATTAGGCGATGGTGGATTTGTTTTATTTTGTTCTTTCAAATCATTTAAAGACTCAGCATAAAAACCAAATGTCGTTTGGTTTTTCCATAGGTGAAATGTACCTAGCAAGACAGTCTGAATAGCTTCAGCTACCGCATCAGCAGTAGCAATGTTAGATGAACCTTTGTTCACCGTAGTATCAAGGCTTTTCCACAGAGGTAGATTATTTACCCCTTGACCCCATAAGATTTGGTTAGCTTTACCTGTTTTCAGCCTTGTCACGAGAGCAGGGTCATAAGTACAGAGATTACACGCAATCGCTTGAGCGACACGGTAGATTCTTGAGAGCATTGAAGCAATGGTTGGGTTTGGGTCACCATCTTGGCATTTTGAGTCTTCGTTCATGAAGATAGGCTTATTGCCATGTTCAATCGCATCAAGTTCTTGTTTGATAAGTGGTAATAAATCAGAGTTGAAGGCTTCGCAGTTATTTTTATTGTCACCAACAGCAAGCCCCGTATTGTTTTTTAGCGAGGTACACTCTTCGTTAGTGATAGGGGTGGCAGAGTCCTTCGGAGCTAGTGTTAGAGCCATAAAATATTGTTCCTTTCCTTTCTGCTTCAATTATAAAATATAGATGTCAAGACTATTTTTTATCTGCTATGATAAAGATATATGAAATTCAATTATGATTGGAACTTAAAAGACGGCTACCCAGCGAAAGGGGTAAAACCTCATCACCATACCGTGATGTCGACCTTCGCTTGTGGTGGTGGGTCATCTATGGGTTATAAACTGGCAGGGTACGATGTCGTAGCTGCTAATGATATTGACCCACAAATGGCTCGTATTTATCAAGAAAATCATCACCCTAAACAGTTCTTTCTCTGCCCAGTAAAGGATTTATTGACAAGAGATGACCTACCAACAGTTGATGTCTTAGACGGCAGTCCACCATGCTTCGTAGCAGGAACACAGGTGCTCACAAAAGAGGGTTATAAACCGATTGAAGATATTAAAATTGGTGATTATGTTTGGACGCATAAGGGCAGATTTAGACGAGTGTATGACACAATGAACAAACAGTCAGATGATGTCTATTCTGTTTATATTCAAGGGACACTACCAATACTAGTCACAGGCAACCACCCATTTTATACAAGAGAGATGTCTCGGCTTAAAAAACTAAGTGAACCACTCTGGAAAGAGGTGAACGACCTAGAAATCACAAAAGACCATGTCGGCATACCAATCAATAAGTACATCACGCTTCAACCGCATTATATCTGTATAGATAAGTGTATTTGGGTGCCTTTTAAGGGTAAAACAAAGGTAGAGGGTAATTACACCGTCTATAACATCAGCGTGGAAGAAGACGAGTCTTATACCGTCAGCAACATAGCTGTGCATAACTGTTCTACCTTTTCACTTGCAGGGTCTCGTGAAAAAGCATGGGGGGTCGAGAAGAAGTTCCGTGAGGGGCAAGCTAAACAAGAACTAGACAAACTATTCTTTGATTTTCTTGATGTAGCTGAGAAAATGCAGCCTAAGGTCGTCATCGCAGAAAATGTCGAGGGGATTATCAGAGGTAAGGCAGTTAAATATGTCAACGCTATCGTGGCTCGCTTCAAGAAGATGGGGTATAACATCGACATCTTCTTATGTGACGGTACAAACATGGGTCTGCCACAGATGCGAAGACGAGTGTTCTTTGTAGCGAATAGGCTAGGTAAACATCTTAAATTATCGTTTAATGAGCCACCTATCACCTTTGGGCAGATAAGAAGAAGCTCTGGCACGCCACTTCGCACTCTTCCATACACCACGACACAAATCAACTATTGGCACGAGACCAAACCTGGCTGTCCAATGGGGGTGTTCTTAGCAGGGGCAAAGAAGTTAGCTCTTGATAAGGTACCATTTACAGTTGCATCATCGTCGATGTTATACGACGCATTAGAGTGTCGTACGGTGTATAAAGAAGAGCTAGACGATATATCTAGCTTTCCACATGATTATAACTACCTAGACGCTTCACCTAACTATGTACAAGGTATGAGCGTCCCACCAGTTATGATGGCTCAGGTAGCGTATGAAGTGTATAAACAGTTGTTGTCTGAATAATTATAAAATCCTAAAAATCCCCCTGCAATTCATAGGGGGATTAAACTTAGGACAACCAAAAAACATCAAAACATTATAGACATCACCACCTTTCTCTATAAAACAACAAACAAACAAAAGCAAACAAACAAACTAATAAACTTCACCCACCCTAAAAACAAAAGGTGGGACACAACAATTTTTTTATCACCCCCTGTCTTCATTGTAGGCGAAGAGACACTAAATATAAGCTGTCGTCTTCTAGGTATAGAAAGTAATATCGTGTCTCCAGTAATGTTCGAATAGCTCGATAAGCTTTTCCGCCTGTTCCTTGTTTTTACCGTTTTCACAGTCAACAGAAACTTGTACGGTCGTGTTGTTTGTCAATACTGGAGTACCTTTCAGTATTTCAATACATTGAATTAGGTTCTGTCGCTGTAAGTCGTTATCAACCACAGCGACACAGACGATTTTTCGTGCTTGAACCATTTTGACTCGCCCCCCCTTCGAATTTACATCAATTGTTTATTTTTTTTGGTCATGTAAGGTACAAGGTAAATAAATATATTCACCTCACCCTTACAATATCACACTATTTCAACAATTGTTTTATTTTTTCAGTGATATTCTCACCAGTTCTCTCGTTGATGATTGGTTGTTCATAACGAGTATCTTGAGCAAATCGACACAGAGCAGTTAAAATCGCTTCACTATCATTATCAATACCGAAATAATGACGATGTAACTGGTCAGAAGCAATTAAACCAGTACCACTACCGACTAACAAATCTAAGATATTCCCACCCACCTCTAAATGGTTCTTAATGAAATAACCAACCAGTTTTAGCGGTTTGGTAGTTGAATTAGCGTCAATTTGTATCACAGACGGTTGTCTCTTATCGTTGTTCCATGATTTAAGTTTCTTCTCAGTAAAGCCATACGCAATGTCTTGATGAACGATAGGATTATAGTCATCATCTTCACCACTCTTCCCAAAGACAATATTCTCATGTAGCCATCTGTAATCATATTTACCACTGACTAACATATTGTTCATTACCCAGACTAGATTTTGCTCACGGTACATCTTAGCGTCTTCTAGAGCGTTTAAGACTTCTAATGTCACATCATTAGGGTATAAAACATAGAAATTACCACCCTTCTTCCCATTTCGGTTCAATATCTCCTTTGCAATCCCGAACATTTCAGTCATGTAAACACGATAGCTATCTCGTCTCTCACCTTTATTTAGCGGTCTCGCATCGGTAATCAACAAATCAGCAGATACATCACCACCCCCCATTAACATTTCCATATCAACCGCATCGCTCGCATCACCATACATCACACGGTGTTCTAATTTTCCCACCTTAAACACATCTTTGGGGCGAATATTCTCTTTAATGAAGTCATCGAACTTAGTCGGGTTATTATTATCAACACTACTAATATCATTGACATCGTTCTTAAAAGACGAGACAGTCGTATCATTAAGTTCAAATGAGTCTTCCTCAGTAAACGAATTACCGTACGCAATGTCTAAAAATCTGTCCATATCGATACCACTAGCTTCAACTAGCTGTTCAGACAATTCTTGTAGTTCATTTAAGGCAGTAGCTAATTTCCCTTCATCGTAAAATGAGTGCAGAGCAATCTCATTATCAGCAATATTCGCCGCCATAGCTCTTGCATCATCACCTTCTAAGTGTTTCAAGATGAAAGACGGTACGACCTTAATTCCTAACGATTTTAACGCTTCATATCGTCCATGTCCTGCTACGATTTTGTATTTGTTATCGCTAGTCGGTACGACCTGAATAGGGTTATTGAAGCCTAGCATCTTAATCGACTCAGCAATCTCTTTGATATTGTATTCAGTATGGACACGAGGGTTATTTGGGTCAGGGAATATATCATCAAGAGGTAATATCTTTAACTCTGCGTCTAAGCCTTCAATGTTCGTTTCACTCGTGTTTTTAGTTTTAGTTTTAGTCATATTATTTCTTTTTCCTTCTATAGTCTCTTACAATTGTCGCACTCGGCATATTATTTTTTACCTTTCTCCACCCGAGTTGTCTAATATATCTAATATTCTAGCAAACAACGGGCCGTAGATAATCAACATAAGCACAGCATTAACCACAGGTTTTAACCATGTAAATAAGTCAACGCTGAATAATCCGTCAAGTAGAGGCGGTGTGGTTACCACCAGTCCATATAAATAGATAATAAAGAATATTGTTTTTAAGATGTGTTTAAGCACAAGCTTAGGGTCAGTAGGTTCGATTTTTCGTTTGGTAGTTTTTTTCATAGTGTCCTTTCATTTTAATAATTATAACTCGCATAAATGTCTATAAGAGCATCCAGCCACCGAAGGAGAAGAATAAGAATAAGAGCAACCCGAGGATAGAGCCTGGAACGGCGGACACTATACAGCTAGCGATAAGAAATCCGAGTAGCAGAGCTACAAGCGTACAGACGGCCTGGATAATTGCATCTTCTTCGGGTTGAGATTTAGATTTAGATTTAGATTTATAAGATTTAGGCTTATATTTAGTATTTAGTGATTTATTAGTTGTTTTGTTCATAATACCTTTCTTTGAGTATGCATATACGAGTTACATTATAGAGTAAAGGTACACCTTTTGTCAAGTAGGTTGATGTGATTTTCTAATCAGAGATTTTAAGATTGTTTATCGTATTAGTATGCGTTTATCTCAGATTAGTGGGTGGGA